CTGTTTGAGCGTTGCTGATAAGCTCATCAAGGATGCGTTTTGCTCGTCGATTATCTGCTTTGAGCAACTCAACGAGCTCTTTGCTGTCTGCAGCTCCTGTCTGAGCTGACTGATTGAGCTCTGCTGCTTGCTCAGCGTGTTGCTCTGCGCGTCCAACAGCTCCTGCAGCTGCATCAACCGCAGCTCCTGCCTGTCGGTTAAGTTCTGCAGCTCTTTGAGCTTGCTGAGAGGTACTTGTACCATTACCTCCTGCTGCCGTGGTATCGGAGTAACCACATCCGCCGCTGAGCAGCAGGCCGGCAAGGCAGACAAGGCCAGCGATAAGCAAAGCGTAGGCAATAACCTTAACCTCACGCTCACCATACATGTCACTCTCCCCTCTCTGTGATGTAATCAGTAATGCCGCGTGCGATTGCGCGGGCCAACTCGTCCTGCTGGTTGATGAGCATCCGACAATCATCGTCATTGGTGATAAAGCCCATCTCGACGAGGACGGCAGGCATATGGGTGGAGTTAAGGACGACGAGGCGAGGACGCTCCTTGACTCCTCTGTCCACCGTACCCAGGCTGCCTACGATTTGGCGCTGGATCCAGCTGGCCAGCGTATCTGCAGGGCTCCACCGGCTGTAGACAAGCGCCTCAGTGCCCTTGGCTGCAGGAGCAGCCGCGTTGCAGTGCAGGCTGACAAAAATATCTGCAGGCCATGTGTTGGCGCTGAGGCATACATTGGTATAAGCCGCGTCCTCGCCAGCCAGGTTATTGCTCTGTACAGTCTTGACCTCACAGCCAGCGGCCGTCAGATAATCGGCCACCAGTACGCCGACATCACGGACGATATCTGCCTCTGTAACGCCATAGCCACGATTGACAGCGCCGGGGTCGATGCCAGGATGATGTCCGGGGTTTAAAAATACTCTCATAATTTAATCAGCTCCTTTCCGGCCAGCGAACAGCGTAAAAAGGTATAAATTATACCGGTTCCGGGTGTTCGCTTGCCGTTTTTTTAATTTAAAGTGTACTTACGATAATCCCTAAAAAATTGAAAGTATACTTTTTTAGTCGTCTTTGGAAATTCTAAAGGCTCTCGTCTCGATGGCCTTGTTGCCCAGCTGCACCAACAATAGCGCCACCATACCAAGGGTGCAACTCTCATAATTGCCCCAGGTTTTTGCAAAAAATGCCAGCCACAAAGTCACCAGCACCCACACGACAAAGCCTACCACAGCACAGATTCTGCCTACGCTGTAGGCATTGTCGTCCTTTTTAAGCATATTAAGTAATTTACGCATTTTTTCCTCCATTGAGATTATAGTTAGGCAGCTCATTAAGTTGCTCCATTAGGCTGTCAATCACGCCATTGTCCCCGAGCGCCTCATAACTCTTGTAGCAGGCGTCGATGCTCTCTTTGGCATAAATGGGCACCCAGCCTTTCTCACAGACGTAGTGATTGTAGGCCTGGATGATTCTGTCCCTCAGCAGCGCCTGCACGCCTGCCCTCAAGGCGTCGTTCTCTCTCTTTTTGGCACGGTATAGAGCAAAAATATAAGAGATAACAGCGCCAGCAATAATATTGATTATTGTTTGTATCGTTGACTCAAACATGTAACACCTCGATTAACTATAAATTATCAGTTTTACGCTGCCCGCGTCAGCATCGACCTTGTCCAGCTTAGCCTTGTCCTCAGCGCTCATCAGACCTGCAGCAGATGTCGTCGCGTTGCCGGGTGTACCTGTAAGGTCACTGTAACTGCCTGTACGTGCGACGTCTGCCAATGCGCTGAGCCTGCTAAAAAATTGATACCCCAGATTATACACAACCTTGTTCTGCACCGGGTTTGTGCTGCTGTCACTGAGCTGGCTGTCAATCGTGACTTTAGGCAGCAGGCCTACAATCGGCTTACCGTCCGCACCTGTCGCCTTGACTCCTGCCGCAAGGTTATCGGCAGTGACGGTGTCGCCGGTAAGGTCTACCAGCGTCGCACCATCGTATATAACTTTGTTCACTGCCATGGGTTAGCCTCCTCAGCCTATGGTAACGGTCAGACCGCCCTGTGGGTTCTCGCTCTCGTTATAGGGAATCGCCTCGACGGTGACCTGAGACAGATAGTTGTAGCCGCCGGTGCTGTCCGGCAGAATGGTCTGTGCGGTGGTCTTAGGAGTAGCGGTCTTAGCCTGCGCCTTAGCACCTTCAGTGCCGGACATTGTACCGGTGACGCCCAAAATCTTGACGCCGGAGCGGATGTTGGTAGCGATGAGCTTTGCCTGCTCAGTGGCGCTGATGGCCACCTTGCCGGAGCCGTCATGGTAACCGATGGGGATGGTGTAGGACTCGTCCTTTGTGCTGATGGTGCCGGTAACAGCGCCGTTGTTTTTCATTGTGCCGGTCAGCTTGTTGCCGTTGACGTAAACAGTCTTGCCTGCCAGAATCTCAGCTACGGCCGCGGTAGCATCGCTGGTGTCTGCATCAAATGTGCAGGTACCGGTGATGAGAGCGCCGCTCTTGTCATGCGCGGTATAGGTGCTGAGCAGCTTGTCAGCAGTGACGGTATCGGCCGTCAAGTCAATCAATGTTTTGCCGCCATAAACGACCTTGGAAATATTTTTGTTTGCCATAAAAATCACCTCTCTTTCTGTCCTATACTTAATTGTATAGGAGATGATAAAAAATGAAATTGCCTAATGGATTTGGCTCAATAGCCTGCTACAGCGGCAACAGACGCCGCCCCTACATCGTCCGCAAGTATATCGACGGCCGCCAGAAGATAATCGGCCAATACGCCACGTATGAGGATGCTTTAGCGTTTTTGGTCGACTACAACAAAAACCCGTCACTGTTTGCCCCGGCCACGATAACCTTTGCTGAGGTATATCGGCTGATGGCTACTGAGCGCTACCCTAAGATAGCAAAGTCAACGGCCAACAACTATAAGGCTGCCTTTAAGCATTGCCATGAGCTGCACACACGCCCGTTTGCAAAATTGGAGATATCCGACCTGCAAGGCGTAATCCGTGGCATGAGCCGTCGCAATATCGGCTATGCCAGCCAAAAGAAATGCCGTCAGCTGATGCATCTCATGTACGAGTATGCGGTCAAATATAAGATCATACCGGCAGCGGCTGATATAACCTGCTACATCGACATAGACAAAAAGGTGGTCCGGTATCCCAAAAAGCCGTTTATCACCCGCCAGCTTAACCGGGTAAAGAAACTGGCTAACAGTGATGCTGAGCTGTCGTGCTGGGCGATGTGCATCGTGATGATGTGTTACAGCGGCGTACGGCCGGGTGAGTTTTTGGGCATCCAGAAAAGTGACGTCAAGCTCAAGCAGCGTTACTTTATCGTCCGTGACAGCAAGACTGAGGCTGGCCGCAACAGGGCTGTACCCATAAGCCGTAAGGCGCTGCCCTATTTCCGTGCCTGGATGGATAAGCCAGGCAAAACGCTCATCACTGTAGATGATGGCGCTGCTCTGTCCTATCATCGTTTCCGGACGCGATTTGACAATGTCATGGACGCGACTAATTGCCATCACACGCCGCATGAGTGCCGCCATACCTGCGCAACGATGCTCGACAACGCCGGAGCTAACGAGACGGCCGTCAAGCGTATCTTAGGCCACGCCAGCCAGGGCGTGACAAAAGGCGTGTACACGCATAAGAGCCTGCACGAGCTTAAAAAGGCTATTGATATGATATAGTCTGTGTTGCTAACGTGTTGCTTATCCGGTAGGCGCTGGCGCTGTTAAGCCTTGCTGCATCGAGGGATTACTGTTGCTAACGTGTTACACGTTGGCCGACATCGGCCTAATGTACCCCAAACGCCGTCACAGCAAGGGTTTGAGCGATTTTAAAGGTTGAGAGTAACAGCATCAACCTCAGCAACAGTTGTCGAAGCCTCTACCTTATCCTTAGCGGCTCTATACGCCACGTGCAGGGCGTTTGAGCGTTGAGCGACAGATGCGATAACCATACGCAAATCGTTGGCCGTTACCTTGACATCGGCGTTATCTGCCGTAGTCCAATCAATGGACGCGTCAGCTCCCTGTACGTCTAAGGCGATGATGGCAGCGTTGATGCGCTCCCTTGCCTTGTCGTCATAATCATAGCTGTTGCCGTTATAGGTAATAGGCTCAACCTCTCTTGCATCCCTCTCAGCTTTAAGCTCTGCGATTTTTGCAGGCTTAGCAGCTGCCAGCAGCTCTTCGTCTGTAGGTGCTGGCTTAGGATATACACGGCCGTCATCAGCGATAAGGTATTCGCCGTCACCGTTGCCAATCAATTTGTTAAAATCAGCCTGGTTGACGATGACATAGCCTTGTTTAAGGTAATCGGCGATTTGCTCTTCGCTATGCTCAACTGCGAGCTTTGTGTCTTTTCTCTGTCCTGCTTCTGGCAGGATAAGATATTGATTTACTCTTTTATCGTTCATATTTTTTCCTTTCTACGCTCACAGATTTTGCCTGTGGGCGATTTTTTAATAGTTTAGGTGTAATGATAAGCGCAGGTTTAAATTAAGACGTTATGAGCCTTTCTGTGCAGTGGGGAGTTGACTATGGTCGCGCCAACGCCAAACAAATTAACTATCCCATCGCTTTTGCTAAATTTGTAAAAGTTGTCGCGTTAGATGGTTTTAACAGCCAACGTATCAATTGCTACTCATCATTATATGAAGAGCCATCGCTAACCTATTTTAAATTTAATTATGACTCCGAGACTAGCTTTGTTAACTGGATAGCAATCGGCGTGTAGCAGTGGGGAAGTAGCAACGCGACTAATAGAGATACTACGGTAACGTATCCTGTCGCATTTAGCGTCT